CTTCAATTAATCCCTCTTTGTTTACTCTTGTTCCAATACTATTTCTTTCAAATGAAAATGGTAAAGGTTTAAACGCATTATTAGTATCTGAATACGCTAATGTAGAACCTTTCTTTGTTGCCCAAGTTCCGTTACCGAATTTATAAGTTTTTGCCATATTTTATTTTGTTAAACTATATTCTGTTAATTTATCTAATTGTGTTAACGCAAAGTTGTACGCTATTGATGCTCTTTCTTCTGTGTCAAAAGAACCTAAATTTATTGTTTTTTTACCTAAACTTATATTTGCTCTCCATCTCTTAACTCCCCTACCATTGTCAAAAACACCAACATATTTAGATGTACCTACTTTTTTATCTTTAGATAAATTCTCTCTATTTGTTATTAATTGTAAATTTTCTACATTATTATTTAAAGGGTTATTATCTATATGGTCTACAACTATTTTATGTCCACAAGGTGTATGACCTAAAAATGACATAGCAACCAACTTATGAGTATTAAATGATTTATAGTTTCCTTTTTTATTTAATTTCACTTGCAAATAACCTTTACCGTCTAAATATAGTTTAAGTAATTTTTTATTAACAGTCCTTAAAGCACCGCCTTTACATTTTACTTTTCTTTCTAAACTTTTTACATTACCAAGATTACTTACTTGGTATAGCTCTTCGTAACCCTTTATGTCTTTCCATTTTTCCATACTACTAATATAGTAAATATTGTTTGTAATTCATAACTATTTAATAGAATACTGCTGACCATTAGCCATATCTTCGAAACTAACCCAAGACGTTAATTTTTCTAAATCTGAATCGTTTAATGCTGAATCGAAGTATTGTATTTGTTTTGTGTTTCCGTAGAAAGGGACTGTATTGTTTCCAGCACTAAATTTTAATACATTTAAGCCAGTTGAGATAGGAGCTGTATTTATTGCACTAACTTTAAAACCATTTACATAAAAAGCCAAGTCATTGACCTTGTATTTGAGAGCAACCTTATTTTTAGTTTTAGTGTCTTGAACTTCATAATCTAAAACATAGTAAACATTATTAGATAAAATAACACCAGCTAATTTATTTGAATTAGTTTCTAAACTAATATTAACTTGATAACTATGAGACGGAAAGTTTGTAATTCCTAATTGCCTATAAGTACCATCATCAGCCAAAGCACTAATCTCCGCCATCAAAACACCCTCTGAATCATTAAACGTATTAGCATCTCCCGAATTATTAGCAGTTTCAGCTGAACGAGTAACACCACCGCTTTGTCCGTTAGTTGGGATATAGCTTGTTGGATAAGAACCTTGTTCTAATTGAAAACCATATAAATACAAACCTAAAGCAACACCCCCTGTCGAAAAGAAACCAAAATCAGTAGATTGTGCAGTTGTTGAAAAAGTATGTGTAAATCTTTGCCATTCACTTGTAGCAGTAAACGTTTCATTACCTAAAGAACCTAAAGAACCTGCACCCATTACAAAATTCTTATCAGCACCATCATTTGATTTAACATAACAACTAACAGTTATATCGCCATTACCAATAGCATAAATTGCTCTTGCAAAACCACTACCTGTTAATTCATCTGCATTTTGTGTGCCATCAGGCGAAATAGCTTGATTTGATGTTATAATGGTATTTGTTTTGGTTAGTTTTGTAAAATCTTCTGAATAAGTTATTAAATTAGTCCTCTGTGGTTCTAACAAATGACTTGGACATCCAACAACCTTACCATCAATCAAAGGATAGTTTAATCTTGAAACACCACTTGCAACTGTTTCTATTAGTCCATCTTTATTTATTCTCGTTGCCCCTCCACTTCGTGAAAATGAGAAATCCCCTACACCACTTGATGGTAGTACAGAATAAAGTTTGCTTCCTTGAGAGGATGGTATTAATGCTAATTTTGGTTTTGCCATTGTTTTTAGTTTTGTATATCTTGTATTCCTATTCTATGAATTGCATCTGCTAAACATTTTACTGCTTCAACTTCTTGCCTATCATTCATATTGAATTGCCCTTGTATCATTTCTGTTGATGTACCAATAGAAGATGCAGTATCTATTGTGTTACCCCACCAAGTACTATCGTATATTTCGTTTGCCATCTTTTTGTTTTTTTGTTTCCTTAGTGCTGTTTTTTACCTTGTCGTAGAAAGCGGATAACTTCATTATGTTAACCTCTTTTGTCTTATATGTCTTTTTTTTATTCTCCATTATAAAACCCAACTTGAAAAAGTATCTACATCCTTGTCTGGGTACATATCCCCATTTTGGTTATTTGTGTATTCTGGAAATAAATGACTATTATCACAGATGTAATCTAAGAACCTTCTTGTATAAAACTCAGACCTATCATTAATCTTACTCATCATCCTATCAATATCTCCATAGTTTACATTGTCAGACTCTTCCCCTCTGTGTTTAGATACACCTCCATTATCTATTTTAAACATTGCAAAAGGGAAGTATTCTGACTGAGTGAACCATATTAGCATCGGCTTAATATAAGTGTCTCTAAGAGCTTTATAATTAGAATTAGCAGGTAAGTCCATCTCTTCATCTATAATTAATGCTTGCATCTTATTATACAACTTACCTCCTAAATAGTTTTGTATGTGTATATCTTGAGCCACCTCTATAAAGTGAATCAATTTGTCAGCATCAGTATTACCGCTGATTATTGACTTTGCTTTTAAATCCTTTACTGTTATAAATAGTGCTTTCATTATTGACCTAATATTTTTCTGATTCTACTTAGTACACTTGGGTATGCACCGTTATCTGCTCTGTCTATCATTCTTTCTTCCATCTCAGAAGGATTCTTAGGCTCTTTTAAGCCCTTTCCATATGCATCGTCAGAGTTTACCTTTCTACCACTTGACTTCTTGTAAACTTGAAGCTCCCAATAGTGATGACAGTTCTTACCGCCCTTATATTTTAGAAGGCTGTAGTTTTGTCTGTTATGACCTAACTCTTTGTTAACACCTCTAAAAGACATCATATTAATATCTTCTTTCCTAAATACAATCTTTCTACCAGTTAATACTTCCATCTTCTTACAGAATGCTCTACTACCTTCAGACTTTCTAACTGGAGAATAAGCGTATCTAATCTTATAGATGTCATCATCTTCTTTAGATGCTTTATCAGAATACTTGATTTCAGCCATTTTAACGGCTTCACTTTCCTCTTGATATACTTCACTATGGATAAGCTCCCATTCATCGCTTAAAACCTCTCCTAAGCCCTCTAATTGATTATACAAGTCATCTCCTTCTTCTTCAGAAAAGTCAGTAGATACATCAGAGGATAATTTCTCTCCAGTTTCTTCTTCTCTTTTAATCTTAGTTTCTATATTGTCTAACTCTGTAAACTCAATAGGTTGTAGTGTTGTAAAATATAGGTCTTGGTATATCTTGTTAAATTCAAGTATCTCAGTCAATCCGTAGATTACACCATCTTGTAGAGGTCTTATAATAACATTATCCATAAGTACAGATGCTGTACGCAATTCCTCTGCATTGTTACCAAATCCAGTATTGTCTTTAATACCTAATAAGATAGGAGAAACAATACCGTGACCTAACATAATCTTCTCTCTTGCCTCATCTGATAAGAATTGGTATTGAGCGTGAGCATCTGGTAAGTGAATAGCTTCTATATCAGCTTTAGTATCAGCAGACTCGTTAAAAGCAATAATAGCTTTACCACTATTAGAGCTACCAGAAAACTTATTGTTTATCTTAGATTCTATTGCTTCTTGAGTTTCTGCATTTGGAATACCATTATTAAAGTTTACGAATAAACTTGGTTGTAAACCATTCTGAATATTAGAGATGTGATAGTTAGAAACCTCAGATTCTAATTCAGCGTATTGTAAACAAGCTTGGTAGTCAACAGTAGAGTAGTAATAGAAACCACTTCTATAAGGTTTGAAGATGTAAAGTTCATTAACTTCAGTTTTACTACCACTACCAAATGTAGGTATTCTTTTAGGGGAATCAGAGTTCTTACAATCCTTCCAAGATGGATGGTAGTAATATGCTTTAATCTTACCATTAGTAGCTTTCTCAGCCCTCAATGTTTCCATAGGGAAATGAGATACCTTTAGTATTTTAGTTTTAGCTTTGTTATAGGTAAGTTGCATTGCTCCTTGACCTAATAACTTATAATCGTTAACCAATCTCTTAACCTCTCTTGGTCTAAGTAATTGCTTCATCTTAATATAGTCCTCTGGGAATATATCTGAGTTTGTAGACTCCAAACCTCTACCGTAAATCATATCAACAATACCGTTAATACATCTACCATTAGTAGGGCTGTCAAGATACCTTTCGATTAGGTTATCGAAGTAATCATTGTTGTCTCCAAAAGACACCCACTCTTTATTGTGAACTTCCTTTATTGAAGGTGTTTCATAAGAAGACATATTAACAACTCGTATGCTATCTCTATATTCCTTCTTGATTGTATTAGTTTTCTTTGTACTCATTATATTATGTATGTATTATCATCTGACTCACTAAAAGGCTTATAGATTGTACCATTACCTATCTTATGTTTATTAGTTTCTCTTTGCGAACTCGTTTGAGATGTAACGTATATCTTATCTCTATACCATAAATCCCCATCTTTAGTGATTTCTATATAATAAGTAGAATCTTCCTTTAAGATAGTTGACTCAAACCTAACCTCAACATAATTTACTATTTCTGTTAAAGTTAAATTGGTAATATCCTCTTCTGCACCATCTCCATCTCTTCTTATATTCAAAGAGATAACACCAGACAAGTCTGTGCTTCTCGGTATAATTGTGATTATTTTCTCTCCTGCGGTTGGTTGTAGTATTAACATATTAAGATAACTAAAAAGTAATATTTTGTTTTTAATTAACAAAAAACCCCACCGAATGGCAGGGTTTAATAATTTAAAAGAGGTAGTAATTACACTCCAGCAACAACTGTAAATCCAGCATCAGCTAAAGTTCCATCGATAAAGTTAGCAGGAGTTTTCTCCATACCAGTAAATGATAAAGTATATCCACTCATATCTCCCATAGCACCACCAGTTACAACAGTACCTCCAGTTACGTCAGCTCCGTGTTCTAATCCAGATAATAAGAAGTTTCCGTTATTGTCCTCAATAATAACGTGAGGTCTTCCGAAAGATAACAACTTAATTGTTTTGTGGTCTTCTTTGGTTAATTTTTTAAGTGATAACTCTAACACTTGTTCGAACATAGTAGTCCCATTCTCTCTACTTGATTGAATGTTTTCTGTATACGTTGAGTTTCCTCTTACGTCAAATTTGTAAGCACTTGGAGTTCCATC